TGTTTTACAAGATGGATAACGGGGCATCCCCTTTCTAAAGCAATAGTTCCTATGGCAAAAGATGGTTTTCCGAAACCACTTTGGCCAATAAGATCTCTTGCTGAGTCCGATAGAGGCAAAGCCCTGATCCTAACTATGCTTTCATGGAGTAGAGGCCTTAAATCATTTAGTAAACCCGATCTATCAGTTATCACTGGACCTTATACAGGAACTTGAAAACCGACGGATGAGTTTAAAATGGTTAAAGGTTTCATAAGATGGAATCGAATGAGACCATCTATGAAACTCCCTCAATGAAACTGGTGACATCTTACAACCAAGAGCGGACCGAATGGTCACGCTATAACTAGTCTTTTCAATGATCTTCAAACTCTCACAAGAGAGGATGTTGATCACTACAAAGTTCTAGCTGGGGATAAGATGGCACTTCTTATCATGCATTTTAAGGTCCTATCAGCGAATTCAGCGGCAATAGCTGCTCTTTCTAAGATTCTCAAACTTGTTACAGTTAAGAACCCCAAGAAGGCAAAGATTACCTGAATTCAAGATAAAGAACTTAAAATGAGGTCTATTGGGATCGGTAACTACTGGCACCAAAGTGCACTTAAGGTCGTACATGATGTACTTATGCGTATTCTCGAGAGAATTCCCGAGGATATGACTTTCCATCAAGGTGACGCGCCTAAAGTGCTAAAGAAACCTGAAGGTCACAGCTATTGATCACTTGATCTCACAGCTGCAACAGACAGATTTCCTCTTCAGTTCCAGAAGCAAGTCATATACGGTATCTTCGGTAAGGCCGTTGCTGACAGTTGGGAGTCCCTTATGAGCACAGAATTCCATAGTATGTATGGTCCTCTGCGCTACACAGTGGGACAACCAATAGGTTACTACTCATCCTGAGCAGCTTTTGCTGTGTCACACCACTTTGTGGTGTACATGGCAGCAAAGAGAGCTGGTCTCAGAAGCCATAGAGGACTTTACGTCCTACTAGGTGATGATATTGTAATTTGTCATGACGATCTTGCCCGAGAATACCAGGATATTATGAAGTCTCTAGGTGTAGAGCTTAGTGAGTCAAAGACTCATAAGTCATCTACAATATACGAGTTCGCTAAGCGTTGGTACATTGAGAAGGTAGAGATTTCTCCCTACCCTATCCATGCTGTCAAGCTTAAGAGCAAGTATACGGACCTAGTAGCTATAGATATAAAGGCT